AAGGCTTGAGGTACAGTTTCATGTACCTTAGGACTCTCGGACACATCGTCAGAGTCGCCTTCATCAGGGAGGTTAAAAAGTTCCTGTAATTGTCTGGTCATAGCAAGTATTTATTTACTTGCCACCATTTCGGAACAAATCATTTTCGGTGATTACACGGAACGTAATACCCATGCGCTTACAAAAGTGGTGGGCCGCTTGCCACTTAGCATGATTGATTGCGATAACAGCACGAGTGCGCTGGCTTGGTCGCTTGTTGTTTTCTAAGAGGGTTTCTTTTGATGGCTTGATCTCGACCATTTCGGCAACTTGCTTGCCAGTTTTGTCTTGATACACTACCATGAAGTCTGGCACATAGATAGTTTGTTTGCCGGTTAGTGGGTTTCTGTATGGGATTCTAACTGACTCACTTGCCCACTGTAAGACGTTAGGGTTGTTGTCACAAAACATCATAAAGGTAAGTTCCCAGCCACTACGATAACGAGGCTTACCTAGTCCCACATATTTTTGCGGGTTCTTTATTTCATAAATTCCCTGAGCGAATGCCATTATCTAATGATGTTGCGAGTGACAAATTGATTTGCTTGAATCTCGTTAGCAACGCCGTACATTACTGTCTTGTCACTGAATGTGTTCAAGTAGTATGCTAAGGTTAAAGTCATTCTGAGTTTATCAGTGTCTTCAAATGCTTCTAGCAACTCCATGACATCAACGCCAGATTGTGCTGATGCTCTAAACAAGTTCTCAGTAAATGTGTTTGCGATTTTTGAATTTGATGTACGCTCAGCAAAGAATGAGAATACAATATCGTATGTCGCCGCATCGATTGATAGATTTGTTTTGTAGAAGTTGTTTAAGATGTTGACTTGATCTGCCATAAGATTCTCCAGCAGATATTTATCAAGGAACAGTAGCAGTAGGAGATTGATTGCTTGGTGTTGAGCCGTTAGCTGTCTTAGTGCCTGTTAGTGCTGGGAATACTCTGCCATTAACAACTGATGACGCCGCATTGTTTAGACCCGATACAGCAACACCAACAACTTCTTGTGTAAGTGCTTTTGATAGATCCATCTTTTTGATTGTCTTGGCTGCTGTTGTAGCTTTGATTGCCGCGCCTAACCAGTTGCCGTTGCTGATATCATTGGCGATGCCGTCTGCTGCATCTACTAAGCCGCCAGGGCCCATAATAGTAGCGTTACTACCAGTACGAGCAATAGGACTGAGTGTAGTGTCGTACACTTCTGACTTGCCGAAGCCCATAACTTTAGCGCCTGGATTAGTACCACTGAGCGCACCGTCTTCATAAGTTACAGTCTCGTAGCGAACAGTCATACGATTCTCCATCGTGCCTGTTGCTTGTGAGTAATCATATGTATCATGCTCAAAGCGTTCAATGATAGGGTTGATTAGCGTGTAAAGACTGTAGTTGTGTTGATTGAAGCCGTAGATTTTGATTGACTTGAAGAATGCAGGCTTAGGTTGACCAACAGCGCCGGCGGCTGCTGATGTACTAGGCTCGCCTAAGTAACCCCAGTTTTGTTGATTACCTAGGGCGTTCTCGTATGTGTTTCGTGTATTGATCGTTGTCTTGTTTGCTGAAGCAGTACCCGCATCGTTGTAGTAGTAGTTGTAGAAACTATTCCACACGTGCTTGACAGCGTTCAGCCCATCATCGTGAAATGTGATAGAGACAGGATCGTAGTTGAGTTTTGTTTGAACGTAACGCTTACGATTGTACTGATTCATCTCTGCCAGAGTGACGTTGTACTTAGGTAAGGTGATATTTTTTACAAGAAGACCAGGCAAGTGCGCTTCGGGAAAAGCGGCAGCGTTTGTGCCTAGTAATGCGTCATTGATTTCAAAGTATACATGAAACAGGAACTTCAGCTTGGGCGCATTTTGATAGCCGTTTGTTGTAAACGTCTTTGATGCGTGTTGGTAAGTTCTTAGGTTGGGTGGATTGGTTGCCCCCTCGATCACCCCGCCTAAGTACTGCTGGAAGAATCCTGCCATGTTGTGCTATTAAGATGTAATGCCGCTACCTGCTACGCTTAGACCGAAGTTGTAACCAGCGTCACCGATACGTGAGCCTGTACCATCATACTGAATAGCGTTATCGTAACGAATTGTACAACTGATTGTTACTGGTTCGTTTGTAGCATAGTTTAGAGCATTGTAGTTTACAGCACTTAGGTAGCAACCATATAGTTCCCACTTTTCTAGTACGTTTACTGATGCGCCTGAACCACCATCTAGGATCTCAATACCCATTGAGAACTTGTAATCGATACCAGCGGCAGCACTTGCTTGCTCTTGGAAGTCCATTTGTTTCTGAACTTGATTACCGATTTGCTTAGCAACGTTACCCTCAACATCATCACGAACGTTGAAAGTAATTGGTTCCCAAGTTGGTTTACCTGCTACGTATACACGACTGTTGTAAATTTCGATTGGAATTTCTGGGAATGATACGTTTGGTCGTGCGATATCGATGATTTGCTTAGTTACTTCTAATGGTTTATCATCAGAGCCTAACTTAGTGAAAATCACACGAAAGCGATATTGTAGTTTCGGCATTAGTAAGCCGACTTTGCCGCCTGCTGTACCGTCAGAGCCTGGTACTGACATTGCGTTTAGAATACTTGCGCCTGTTAAAGCCATTTTATTTCTCCTGTTAATCTTATTTATCTAGAATGGAAGACAGCTTTCGCTGTCTTCCACCATTTCTATTATCCACCGATCTCGCCGGTATTCATAATACGAACTGGGATATAGATAAACTCGATAGCCTTGACTGGCTCAATAGCAATATCGATCCAGAGTTCGTTACGGTCGATACGAGCCGCAGTGTTGTTACTGTCATCACAAACAACTAGGTAGTCATAGATACCACGCTTAGCTTTAATGTCTGCGAATAAGGTAACGATTACGTCACGTACTTGACTGCGTGTTTGCGCATCGTTAGGTTCAAAGATGAACGGACGTACAGCTACTTGTAGTCTGTCACGGATGTAACATACTAGACGAGCAACGTTTGTACGATCTAGAGCACTTTGACTGTCGTAACTGTTCTTGTTACCGTAGTTCAAGATACCAACGTTTTGGAAGTAAGCGATTGGGTTGATGAAGTTACTGTATTGAACGTCACGTAGAGCAACACGGTTCTTAGTTGTTTGGAACTCACCACTGTCTGCGTCGATATAACCGATGTTAGTCACGTTAGTGATAGCACCGCGGCGCATACCGGCTGGAGCGAACCATGGATAAGCAACTGTGTCGTTGTAAATCATTGTACGTAAGATCATGTGTGATGCTGGTACAACAACTTCACTGCCGGTTAGGTCAGTTGTGATAGCACTTGGGTAGTAAACGCCCAAGTATGTGTCACGTGTTACGAAGCCGTCGTCGCCAGTGCCTGTAGCGCCCTTAGCATTAGTTGCCCATGCTGTCAACGCATTAGCATCGTTAGCTAAGCGTAGTGGTGTGTCACCGACGATGTACGCAGTGTTATTGCGATCATTGTTTAAGGTGATCATGTTAGGCTGTAGCTCAGCGTAACCAGGAGCGGCGATCAAGTTGTAGAATGTTGCTTCTTCACGTAGCTCACTACTAGTGTCAACTGCTGCCTTCATTGCTTTTACTACCATAGCACGTTGTGCTTTGCGACCCATGTAAGGTGAACCGTCACTCTTGTTGCCACTAGCTGTTACCCATGCGTATTCAAATGCTGGGCGGTTAGCGATGTTTGTAGGTGCTGATGAGTTGTAGTCACCTGCGTCTGGGTAAGCACTTGATGTAAAGTACTTAGTTACAAACTTCTTAACTGTGTAGCCACTACGACGAGTATTGAACAAGATTGTACCTTGTGGATATAGAGAAGCATCAGGTGCGTCTAGATCAACATAGTTACTTGTTGTTAGACTTACGATTGATGGGATAGGATCATTCACTGGGTCGATAGCGCCGCTTGAACCCCAACGAGCGTCGGCGAATACGATACCTTTTTCAGTTGTTTGATCTGCGTTATCAATCTTGACCCACTGTGCAATACCGTCAACTGTAGCACGACGATATAGCATTGGGTAGTTCTCTAAGTCGCCACTGTCTAGCCAAA